GGGGTAGTTACGCTGGTTGAAGCACTTGAGGTTGATGAATTACCATTTGCGTTAGTAGCATAAACTGTATATGTTTGTGAAGTATCTCCTTCTTGGGTAACGTTAACGCTTGTTGTTCCTGATCCAACAGTAGCACCTTTACCATCTGATGATGCCCAAGTGTAACCAGTAATTGCACTTCCACCATTTGCAGGGGCAGTCCAAGAGACAGCATCTGAAAGGGCTGAAGTTGTTACGGTTGGTGCAGCAGGAGTTGCTGGCACTGTTGTTGCTGTAATAGAACTAGATGCACTAGAAGCATCAGAAGTTCCAACTGCGTTTGTTGCTGTTACTGTAAATGTATAGGCGGTATTAGATTGTAATCCTGTTACAGTCAATGGTGATGATGCTCCAGATGCTGTATAACTACCAGGGGATGAAGTAACTGTAAATGATGTAATTGGTGCACCATTACTTCCACCAGATGAGAATGAAACGCTTGCTGCACCATTATTAAATGCACGAGATGTTCCAACATCTGTTGCAGAAACGCTTACTGGTGGATTAGGTTTTCCTGCACCCTGAAATCCAAGGCCTCTTACACCTGCTCCTCGTCCACCAATAATAGGCATTTATTTTCCCCTTATGCAAATCTTGTCTGTGATCCAAAGGCTGTAAAAGCAGCGTTTCCTGTCTTTACTATTGTGTATGAATAGATATCAATACTGTTTGCGTTACCTGCAGATGGTGCGGTACCATTCTGCCACTTTGGAGTTACTGCAGATCCATCAATTGTAAATGATGTCTGGTAGTAAGGAGTTGCTCCATTTGTTGCAAAGAATACAACTGTAATAGAGTCGTTGGTAGCAAGACTGTCATTAAGCGTAGTGCTTCCATCTCCACGAATATTTAGTGTCCAGTTACCGCTTGCATCTGAAGTGTAATATAGAATGCCGCTTGTCAAAATATTTAGGTTAACTGTGCTACTTGCAGCAGTTGCAGATACTGACCAACGCTCCTCTGGTCCACGAAGAACTGGATTCACTGCTACCGCATTTGTTAATGTTGGAGCAGTTGCAAAAACTAATCCGCCTGTTCCAGTTTCATCTGTTACTGCAGAAGCAAGATTGGCTGATGATGGTGTTCCAAGAAATGTTGCTACATTAGTTCCTAATCCTGAAACCGCAGTACTAATTGCAACATTTGAAACTGTATTACTTGATCCATCAATAGTTTTATTTGTTAAGGTTTGAGCGGTAGATAAATCTACTGTTGTTCCAGTATTAATACTAAATACTGATCCTGTTAATGTTAATCCTGTGCCTGCTGAATATGTGCCAGCACCTGAAAACTGTGTAAATGCTATTGCATCTGTTCCTACAGTTCCTACTATGTTAGTTTGTACCCAACCAGTATTGTCGTTAACTGTGCCTCCAGTTACGAACACAAAGTCTCCGCCATCAATTTCGGCTGGCGCATCAAAATCTGTTGCTCTTGATGGTGCTCCAGAGGCTGCTACTACATAAATACCATTTTCAGATTGAGTAGTTTGGTTCTTAATAAGAATTCTATTTCCTGTTGCAAGAGTTATTCCATCAAGAGTGTCTCCGTTTTCAACATCTGTGGCAAGAGTAATGTTAGCGGTTGTTGCAGCAACTGCTGAAGGGTGAATATGTAATCCTTCTGTTACTGCATCTACGTAAGCCTTTGTAGCAGCGTCTGTTGAATTTGTTGGTGTTGGAACTGTGACAGTTCCTGTAAATGTTGGGGAAGCAAGAGGAGCCTTAGCATCCATTTGTGTCTGAATTGCAGAAGTAACACCATCTACATAATTAAGTTCTGTAGCGGTTGCTGTAATAGCAACATCTTCGTTAATCTTTGGAGATGTTAAAGTCTTATTTGTAAGAGTTTCTGTCCCCGCAAGTGTGGCTACATCGGCATCACTAATTGCAGTATTTAGTTGTGCAAGAGTTGAAGTAACTGTGTTTGAGCCAAGTGAAATTGATTTATTTGAAAGTGTATTTGTTGATGATGCTGTTACTGTAATGTCAGATGTTAAAGCAACTGTTCCTGTTGCATCTGGCATTGTAATAGTGCGATCTGCTGTTGGGTCAGTAAATTGAAGAGTAGTTTCAAAATCATTTGCAGTTGCACCTTCTACATAAATTGCTCCATCTGAAAGTTGTAGTCCTGAAACAGTTGGAGCAGTAAGAGTTTTATTAGTAAGTGTATCTTCAGTATCTCTTAAAACAACTGTTCCTGAAGCATCTTGAAAAGTAACTGTTCTATCTGCTGTTGGGTCGGTTACTTGAAGGGTAGTTTCAAAATCATTTGCAGTTGCACCTTCAATAGTAATAGAACCTGAGAACACTCCAATATTAGTAATATCTGAAAGGTTACCAGTTGTAATAACTGTACCTGTAACGTTTGGAAGAGTAATTGTACGATCAGCAGTTGGATCTGTTACTTGAAGAGTAGTTTCATAAGAGTCTGCAGTGGCACCTTCAAAAACAATGCTTGTACCAAAAGAAGGATTTACTGTTGAGTTGGCATCAATAAAATAGTCTAGGTCAGCCCAGTGGTTTGTACCATCACCAATCTTAAATTTATTAGTATCTGATTCCCATCCCATTTCACCAGCATTTAATACTGGGTTTGCAGATGTCCACTGTGAAGCGGTTCCTCTGCGTTGTTGCATTCTAGTTGCCATTTTTACTCCTCTGAAGTATGTCTATATTATAACAGATAATTAGTTAAAATTATCTATTGCTATTCCACCATCCCAGGTTTGATCCCAAGAAGATGTATTGTAAAGTCCAGCAGTAACTAGTTCTCCTGCTTGGTAGTAATATCCTGCATCTTTAAAAATACTGACAATTAATCCATTACCATCAATTGAAGTATCATGAATATGGTCTTGTAATGTTTCTGCATCTTGAAGTGTTGCAATTGCAACCCATTGTGAATTATAGTAAACATGTACACGTTCTGTTAATGTATCAAACCATAAATCTCCACTATCTGGAGAAACTGGTGGTGTAGAGTCAACAGGAAGTTGTGGTGATCCTACTGCAGTGTCTACATAAAGTTTTGTTGCTGCATGAGCATTTTGAGTAGGAGTGGCAACTGTGACTGTTGATCCAAAAGTTCCGCCTTCGGCTACAATAATGCCGTGCTTTACTCTGAAGTCTTTATTTACTGTTGCCACTTCCAACCTCTATTCTTTAGTTATGCTTCAATATAAACCTTGTGTACTTTAACATCGGTATCTGCTGCTGCACCAGTTACCTGAAGAAGAACGTTTCCACCACTGTAAACAGCGTTAGTTGTTCCTAGTTCAGTGTTGCTGATTACATCTGCATACTCTGTTAAGTAAACATTATTTGATCCATCTACAGTAACCAAAACTTCAATTACTTCAATATCATTACCTTTTTTCATTTGTACGATATATTTAGCACTTGAGTATGTTGTTGCTGACCATGTATCAATTGTTGTTGCTGAAGTTGATGCGGTAGCAAGAGCAGAACCAACAAGAGCATCTGGAAGAGCAATACTTGTCGCTGCTGCTGCACCAAGGGTTGGTGTAGTAAAGGTTGGACTATTAGTAAATGCTACTGTTCCAGATCCTGCTTCATCAGTTAATGCTGATGCAAGGTTTGCAGAAGATGGAGTTGCAAGGAATGTTGCCACGCCTGCTCCAAGACCTGAAATACCAGTTGCTACTGGAAGACCAGTTGCGTTTGTTAAAGTTCCTGCTGATGGGGTTCCAAGATCAGGAGTTGTCAATGTTGGTGATGTAAGAGTCTTGTTTGTAAGGGTTTGTGTACCTGTTAATGTTACTACAGTTGAATCAATATCAAGAGTGTTTCCAGTCTTGTCTAATCCTGTACCCGCAACAATTTGTCCTAAACCAGTAAACTGAGTAAAGGTAAGTGCTGTAGTTCCAACTGTGATTGCACCATTGTTGGTTAATGTATAACCTTGATCAGCGTTTACAGTTCCTTGTTCTACGAATACCGCAAAATTTGCAGTAACTTCTGCACCTGAATCTGCATCAGTTGAACGATCTGGGGCACCAGACGCCTTAACAACGTAGATACCGTTTTCTGAACCAGTTGACTGATCCTTAACAAGAACACGATCTCCAGTAGCAAGAGTTACGCCATCAAGGACATCTCCATTTTCAAGATCAGAGGCGAGTGTTACGTTTGCAGTTGTTGCTGCTCGTACAGATGCTTTCCAATCAATACCTTGTGCTGCTGAGTCTACATAATTCTTTGTTGCTGCATCTGTTCCATCAGTTGGTGTACCAAGACCTGTGATCTTGTTTGTACCCATTGCAATTGCACCAGTCATTGTGCCACCAGCAAGTGCTAGTTTGTTGCCAAGGTCTGTTGTCAATCCTGAAATCTTTGACTGAGCAATTGCTGCTGCAGAGTTAATGTCTGCATCTACAATTGTGTCATTAGCAATCTTTGCTGAAGTTACTGCACCTTCTGCAATTTTTGCTTCTGTTACGTTAAGATCTTTAATCTTTGCTGTCTCTACAGAGTCTGTAGCAAGTTTAGAAGCAGTTACGTTAGCATCTTTAATTTTTGCTGTTTCTACTGCATCTGTAGCAAGTTTTACTGCTGTTACTGCGCTATTTGCAATCTCTGCTGTATCAACTGCTGAATCTGCAATTTTAGCGTTTGTAACTGAGTTTGAAGCAAGTTTTGCATCTGTTACGTTTGCATCAAGAATCTTTGCAGTTGTAACTGAATCTGCAGCCAACTTTGCTGCTGTAACATTTGAGTCAACAATCTTTGCTGTTTCTACAGAATCTGCAGCAAGTTTAGCAGCAGTTACATTTGCATCTTTAATCTTCGCTGTCTCTACAGAATCTGTAGCAAGTTTTGCTGCTGTTACGTTAGCATCAAGAATCTTTGCGGTAGTTACTGAATCTGCAGCAAGCATTGTTGCTGTAACTGTACCAGTATCACCAGATGTAACTACAGTACCCGATACGTTAGGAAGTGTAATTGTACGATCTGCTGTTGGATCTACAACTGTAAGGGTTGTCTCATAGTCATCTGCTGTTGAACCTTCAAATGTAATCTGTGTATCAAATACACCAACTGCTGCTGGGGCTGACCATTCAACACCATATGTAGCAGATGAGTTTGCTGTAAGTACTTGACCATTTGTGCCAACTCCTAAACGAGCAACTGCATCGTCTGCGCTACCAACAATTAAATCACCCTTAGCATCTACTGTGCCTGCTGTGATGATGTTCTTTCCATTAACGGTCGCAGTTGATCCCTCAACTACCAGTCCCGCTTTTACTCTAAAATCTTTTGTTACGGTTGCCATCTTTTATCTCCTAGGTTAAGCCTTTAATCCCATACGCATGTAGCGTAGAGTTATCGGTGTAATTCCCCCTACTGGAACAACAGTTAATGAAACTGTGTCTCCAGCCCTTGAAACAGAGATGGTGCCAATATTCCCATCGTTTTCAACTATTCCATACTGACTAACAGATACGTCTGTTCCGTCAATCAATATAGACAATTCTGTAGAGTAGTACTTATTTGCACCACCTGCTACATATTTAATGGAAACCATATATTTCATTGATCGCCATTCACTTGCGGTAAAATTATCAAAAATTGTTGAGTTTTCAATTCCGTTAATTGTTGACTCATTGTTGCCATCTGATCCAAGATCGGTAGACCTAGCAGAAGTACTATCAATTAAGTCTACATAGTTTTCCTGAGTTGGTCTATCACCTGTTTGAAACAGGGCTTTTACGTTGGTGGTTGATATCTTTGCCATAGGCCTATTATACCATTATGTTAAAGAATATAGTTATTGATTCCAATGATTTGAAGTCCAATTCCAGGGATACCTGCAGATGCTCCCAACAAACCAATGTTTGTAAACCTAACTCTAAACGGAAGAATTTCAATTGCAATAGATGTTCTTTCATTTGGAAGAATATCTAACTCTGGATAGTCTTTTTCTTTTAAAGATGTAGTAAAAAATTTAATATCTGTAATTGTTGCTGTTTTGTTAATATCGTCTAATTTTACTACTGGATAACTTTTTGATTTTATTTTTGAAGGTATTAAACTTTTGTCACTTATAACAACAGATGCCATTAGGACTCCTCGTTGTTTGTAATGTCCTCAACTATAATCATTTTGCCACGAGCAACTGTCCATACACGAGTATCATCACGTAACTCAATATCAAATATATCACCAGTATTTAAACTTCTTGATTCACCAGATGTTAGGGATACTGTAAATTCTCCTGAGCCATCTCCAATTTCTGCTTCTGGAAAAATTGTTACAACGTGTGCTGCAGTATTACTGTCTATATCCCCTGGCACTGTTGGTCTTTTAATTTCCATCTCAATATCCCAATCAGCAATTGTTAGTGGGTCTTTATTGTCATCTGTCACATATACTCTAAAAGCCGCTGTATCGCCTTTTACGACTGTCCAGGTAACTGTTGGTGGGGTAGATCCAATTGAATATGCACTAAGCGCTTGATCTCTAAATGTAGCCATAATCTTATCATTATACCACTAACTAAAGCAATATTTAAAATATTTTTATATTTTATTATTCCAACTTGACCAAAAGGTCAAATTAGTGTTATAATTAATACATGCTACCAGTAGGTAGCATTTGTTCTCTAGGAGGTATTCTACAATGAGAGAATCAAATGTTTGGCTAGGGGTATTAACGTTGGTTATTTGTAGTACCGTTTTTTCGGCTTCTGCAAATGCAACAAATGAAAATAACTTACTAATTAAAGAGTCTGTGAAGTCTGCCACCCCCCAGGTGGCTTTTTTGGTTTCTAAAGACAAAATATTAGAAAAGTATGAAAATGCTCATAAATTAACTGATGGGCAGTTGGTTGACTTGTTAAGGGCAGTAGGCTTCAAAGGCAATGCTTTACGATCTGCATGTGCAATTGCTAAAGCAGAATCCAATGGAAGACCATTTGCTTTTAATGGCAACAGTGAAACTGGAGATTCATCATATGGGGTTTTCCAAATTAATATGATTGGTGAGTTAGGTCCAGACCGTAGAGAAAAGTTTGAACTAGATTCAAATGCTGAGTTGTTTAACCCAGTAATTAATGCACAAATTGCTCTACATATGACTAAGGGTGGAAAAGACTGGTCATCATGGAGTTCTGTGAATGGAACACGGTACAAAGAATGGTACAACAAGTATCCATGTAAGTAAGAGAAAAATTAAATAAAAATACCCCCTTGGATTTTATCCTTGGGGGTTTTTATATTTATTTAATATTTATAACTCGTACTATACTGTGTTTAAATCTTTCAGATGAATATATAAAACTTGGTGGGAAGAATGGTGGTACGAATACTGGGAAGAACGGAAAGAATGGCGGAAAGAATGGTGGTGCTGGTGGGAATGATGGTGGGAAGAACGGTGGGAAGAATGGTGGGAAGAACGGGAAGAATGGTGGGAAGAACGGTGGGGTAGTTACACTACCTGAAGGATCTGATGTTAAAGAATTTCCAATTGCGTTTGTAGCATAAACGGTATATGTTTGTGATGTGTTTCCTTCTTGAGTAACAACTACAGAAAGAGTTGATCCGTCAACTGTGCCAGTTTTACCATCGGATGAAGCCCATGTATAACCAGTAATTGTGGATCCGCCAGTTGCTGGTGCAGTCCAAGTTACTGTATCTGCGAGTGCTGCTGTTGTTACAGTTGGTGCTGCTGGTTTTGCTGGAACAGAAGTTTCTGTAACTATTACTCCAGCACTTGCAGAACTAAGTTGTCCAGTTCCATTTGCATTAGTTGCGGAGATTGTAAAAGTATAAGACTGACCTCCAAGAAATGATCCAGTCGCTGTTAATGGACTAGTTGTTCCAGCACTAGTAGTTATTGAGATAGATGGGGATGATGCTATTGTATATCCAGTAATAGAACTTCCACCACTTGCTGGAGGTGTAAATGTTAAACTTGCTACGGTATTACTAACCTTAGTTGCTACACCAATAGTTGGAGCATCTGGAACTGTAGTTGCTGTAATTGAATTTGAGGCGACACTTGGTAAATAAGAACTTCCTAATGCGCTATTTCCTTTTGATGTAAAGGTATAAGATGTTCCAGACTGTAATCCAGTAACAGTTAGTGGTGAATTACCAGTAGCAGTAAAATTTCCTGGAGTTGAAGTTACTGTGTAATCTGTTGCTGGACCACCTGTTGTGGGGGTAACCAAAGTAATAGTTGCAGCCCCATCATTA